GTCCAAATTGGAAAGTGCGCCAAATTGCACGTTTCCGTCCGTGCCACCCAACACCGAACCAAACGCCGGGCGCACAAACAAAATGCCGTTATTGGTTCCAACGTGAACAACAGCGGCCACAATTGCAATTGCATTTGGCGCCGTTGGTTTGGTTTTGGTTAAACCACCAGTAACCAACGGGTTGTAATACAACACTTGGCCTTGCACCCAGGCTTCAGCGCCGCCGGTGGTGTTGATTTGTTTGACTTCGCCAAATGACGATACAAAAATCCAATCATTGTTGATGCCGGATTCATCTGCCACGCCCAGGATGTAACTTGCCTGGTCAACAGTCAAGCCCGTGGCCGCCTTACCAATCAAGCCGCCTGAAGCGCCAACAGTACCGGCAAACGAAACCACTTGGCCTTTGGTAATGCTGCCCTGGCATTTAATCCGGTAAAACTGTTCTTCGCCAACGTGCTGAACCACGCTGCCATTCATTTGGAACGACAACGTTTGAAATTGGTCGCTGTTGTCGTAGTAAATGCGGCCCGTTGCGTCGGTCGGCAGCGGGTTTTGCGTGGTGTTGAATTGAATGTATGTCGGCGTTGCAATGCTGCCGGTCAATCCTGACAGGCTGGTGATATCGCTGTTTGCGCCACTTGCAGCCGCGCCCAGGTTTGTCCTGGCTGTTGGCGCGTCGGATGCGCCCGTGCCGCCATGCAACACGGCAATGTCGGTGGCAGCCCATGTTCCGGTGGCAATGGTTCCCAGCGTTGTGATGCTGGTTTGACCAGCCCAGGTCGTGGAAATACGCAAACCGCTGGCGCTGGCGTCCAGGGACGTGCCGTTCAGTTTGACGGAAAACGCGTTGGAAATCAGTTGCAGCCCATCGCCCGCCGTGTACGTTCCCGCCCCCGAAAACTGCGTCCAAGGCATATTGGTCACGCCAATCGTGCCGGTCGATCCCGCGGTGGTCACCCAGCCGGTGGATGACAGCGTGGCGCCGTCTTCAATAAACGTAAACGCGCCTGGCACTTCCGACCAGTTGTTCATGTCGGCGGTGCGCGTCCACCCGCTGGCGCTGGCTGCATAAATGCCGTTTTGTGCCTGGTTGGTTTGGTTTTTGACCAGGATGCGGTCGCCCGCGGTCAATGTGGATGGCCAGTCACCACCAGCCTGGGTCGCCAATCCGGACAACGTAATGTTGTTGGTGGTCGTGTAAAGGCACGACGCCTTAATGTCCAAACCCTGGGCGACCGAATCAACGTATGCCTTGTTGGCCACGTCAGCGTCCGCGGTTGGCGCTGCGGCCACTTGGGCGGTTGTGAAGTACGCTGCTGCGGGGCTGCTACCGCCAATTACCGACGAATCAATCGTCGAATTTGTAATGGTTAACCCTGATTGAAAAGGATCAACCGGTGGGAAAAAAGGCGTTCCCGCGGGGCCAACAAAATATTGCAGCGCAAACGTTGGTTCAGGATCAAAAACACCCTGAACCGGAACGATGTTGATGGTCTGTTTGTTGGCGACCTGATTGGTCATGGTTTACCCCGCGGCTAACGGTGTCACATAGCATTCGCCGTTTGCAGCCGTGCCAATGATGGAAATGTAAAACGTGTTGCGCGGTGCTGGAACCACGATAGGGTAATTCATGGTGGGGGGCAAAATGATCCCAGGCGTTGAATTGCCAGTCGTTGGAACAGCCGGTGTTGCCGTGCTGGCCGACGTGGTTCCCAACGTTACAACAACGGACGCGCTACCTGTATTTATCAGGCTTACGTAATTGTTTTCCACGTTGGATTTGGGTTCGATTGCCAGGGCGGTTGAAGCGGACGACGGAACCGTAATTCGGTAGGTTGGCCCATTAGGTCTAAAACTTGGCAGCATATTCGTTCCCCTTTCTTGGGAAATTATAAAGTTTCAAATAGAAAAAGCCACCCCTTTTGGGGGCGGCTTTCCCGTTTATTTTCCCATCCGATTAAGGAAGGAAAGTTAGGTCGTAACCGTAAATGAACACGTCAGCGGTGGCTGCTGCGCCCTGTGCGGTCGTGCAACGGATGTAAAGCGGTGTGGTCGATACTGCGTCGGTGGACGATGCGGCGGTCACAACCACTTTTGCCGTAGCGCTATTGCCGGTCAAGGCATAAGCCGATTTTACGGCTGTGCCGGTTGCGCCTGGGCCTGTATAAACGGCCAATTGGGCCGTGGTCAGGTTGATGGACGCATTGGCAACAATGATGCTTTGAACGCTGACACTACCACTTGCCAAAATGGGGGCGATGGTGTCTGCGACTGCATTTAAATCAACGCCTTGGGCCGATGCAATTAGGCGAAGCGCCTGGTTGGTTGCAAGGTTTGAAGGGTGATTACTAGCGGTTACTGCTGGGCCTGGATTAGACATGATCTGTTTCCTTTCTTGGTTGTCGGTTGATGATTAGGCTGCAACGCGGCAAGCCAATTCGGGATACAAAGGCGCCCAACCATAAAGAACGTCTAAACGTGTAGGAATGGAATCGTTATTTATCGTGTATTGCCTCACCACACGGATGGAAAGTCCAAGTTCCTTGTCGGACGCACGGCCAGCGAAATGAACGCCATCAGGCAATTCCAAGTCGGCAGTTGCCAACGTGAACGCATTGCGGTGCATGATGATGTTTTGTGGGCTGACTTCGCCGCTGTTTGCGAACGGGGTCACCACGGCGGTTGCGCTGGTAGCAGTAACAGCCACGTTTTGGAATTGACCACCGGTGATGATGGCGGGCGAAACGGTTACTTGTGTGCCAGGTGTAGTTGCAACGTTGGTTGTGGCAGTCACAACGAAGTTGCGAAGTTTGCCTGAACCGTAGGCTGCGCGGCTTTGTGGGTTAACTGCATACACGCCAGCAATTTGGATCACGTCGCCCTGGTTCAAAGTCAAACCAGCGGATGCAACCAAAGTGATGGTGGATGTAGAAGCCCAACCGGTGGACAACGAACCAGTAAAGGTCGAAGTGTTGGTGGCCAAAGTTCCGGTGTAATTGCCGAAAGTTTGGTTTACAACGTTCTGATCCATTTTCCAGTTCATGCCGCCCGAATCACGGCCCATAAGACCTTTTTGGAATTGGGTGCTGACTTGGTTTTGTGGATTGAACAAACCTTTAAGGCTGTCAACGATAGTCGCGCTGGTGAACGGCTCGATGATGCAAGAACGACGACCATCGCGTGGTGCGCCTTCAGAATCAAGGTATGCCTGGCCGGTCAAATAAGTGATAAGACCAGTTGGGGGCGTACCAGCAGTTCCAACGATGTTGGCGGTATTGTTTTTTGCCATGGAAAGACCGTCAAAGTCAATTTTGTTGGCAATGGCAGCAATAGCCGGTTTCAACACGCGGTCGCTGAACATATCAAGCGACAAAGCCAAATCCTGGGTCGTGAATTGGGTATCCACGTGGAATTGGGTTGACAGCGTGACAGGAACGCTAGTTTCGTTGAAGTCTTCAACGTTAAGGGCGGGGCCGGTAGTACCGATGAAACGACCAGGACGGCGAACGTTCAGCGTGTTACCAATTTTCGCGCCAGTTACAGCAAATTGATCGTCATACTCGCGGTTTACTTCGCTTGTAAAAGTCAATTCGTTTTCCAAGACCATCAACGCTTCGTTGGTGATCTTGCTAATGGTAAGCAAATTGTTAGACATGATTTTTTCCTCAAAAATGGGTTAAATGTCAGCGGATTCTACGTGCTGCGCGGGCTGCTTTCCATTGCTGATACGAACCATGGAAATTGCCATCGGCATCCAGGCCCGCGTCAACGGTGTTAACTGCACCACGCAGCGGCGAAATCGGCGCTGGCGCTTTTGACTTCCCAACAGTAGGTTTCACTTCAGGGGCGCTTACCTTCGAATCCCTCTCATAACGGGCCTCAATTTTTCCAATTTCTCGGACGGCTGAAACAAGCGACATTTCGGACAACTTTTTTGCAAACTCGGTGTTTTCAGCCAAGTAATACAAAATTCGCGGCCCATGCTCTGATTCGATGATTGCATCACGCACCGGATCGCTTACGCGAACGTCGCTGCTTTGCACCATGTCGTCAAAGTCCGGCATCTCTGATTTCGCCGCGTTCACACGATCTGCCCAGGCTTTGAATTTCACTTCCTGTTCAGCCGCGGCCTTGCGGTTCAAATCTTGTTGATCCCGTTCTGCCATCTTTTTATCAGCGGTATATTCGGCCAATGCTTTCGCATATTCGTACATATCGCTGAATTGTTCCGGTGTAGGTTCCTCGCCAACGTCATCCTGGGGCGCTTGCGCCTGGGGGGTGACCTTGCCTTCCAGTTCCTTCAGCCTGGTTTCCAATTGTTCACGTCTTTCACGTTCTACGCGGGCTTCCTCGCGGGCCGCTTCACGCTGTTTCGTGATCTCTGAAAACCGCCTTTCCAACTTTGGATTAGGTTTGCGTTCCTTCTGATCTTCTGCTGTTGTCGCGTCATTCCCTTCCCGATCTTGTCCACTCTGATCGTCCGCATCCGGCTCGGCAACGGCGCTTTCAGCGTCTTCGTTAGCCGCCACGGGGGCTGCGGGTTCTGAATCAACTAAACCAAGTTTTTGGGCTGTGAATTCCGCTAAATTTTCGCT